GGAAAGCTCGGCAAACATGGTTATTGTTATGAAGATAGGTAGATGAAATACGTTTCAATTTTTTGCAGAACCCAGGTTCCGCACCTGCAACGGATCTGCAGAACCTACAGCATAGGGCTAGTCCCCTATAATCCCGTTGAAGGATAACCCGGTATCTACTTTTAATTTTATTATATTTTACCAAGAAAAATCCTCATTGATGAGTCGTTTTAATATTTTGTCCAATGCCCGTTTTTCCATGGCTTCTTGAATTTTCTCTTTTTGTGGAACAAATGCGTAAAAATTAGGGCTGTTCTCTTTATTTTTTATAGTTAGAAGTTTATTGTATATACTTCTATTTTCAATTCCAGAATATTGTTTCAAGTAGCCCCATATTGGACTACCCCATTCGCTATATTCAATTATAGTCGTCCAATACTCATCTATAATGAAAGTTGATAACATAGCATATTTTTCACCTTCAATCAAATCTTTGAGTTCCACTTCAACAAACATTTTTATCTAAAAAAATAAATCAACATTCAATTTTTACCAGATAAAGTCGTTTTAATATTTTGTCCACTGCCTTCTTGAATTTTATCTTTTGTGGAACAAAGGTCTTACATAACGTTGAAGCTGGAAGCTTCATAGTTTTACTTTTCCTACACATAAATCATCCATGTAATTGTAAGCATCAATAAATTGTTTCGTACCTGCATATTTTAGAAATAGTTGACTACCACCAGGATGTTTACTCCTATAAGTTGTAACCATCTATAATTATCCAAAGAGAGTCGTCTTTACTTCTTCCAATCATTCTATATCCTATTCTAAAAACTCAGCTTTACCTTCGCGAATGTAGCCTACATGTTTATTTTCCAAGTATAGCCTTGGTCGCGGTGAAGCTGCACCCTCTATTTTATACACAGTGTGATCAATAATAATATTCTTAATATTTCGTTTAAGATCTCCGCAAGGTAACCAGTCCTCCAAATGTACCGGTATCTGATCTTGATCGTACCATGTTTGATAGTCTTTACCCGTTTCCATGGTATACGTTTTATAGTGAAGCGTATATACGTGATATCCATGATGATAGACTTCATTCCACTTCTCTCCACTCATAGTAAATAATGTATCATCTACGAAAACATATCGCCCGTAGGTTTCCACTTTGTGTTCCGCTCCATTCAACAAGAAACGCATTTTGGAAGAAATTACAAAAAAATGTTTCAACTTTTAAAATAAAGATATAGAATATGCGTTGTAAAAAGGGAACTCGTAAAAATAAAGCAGGTGATTGTGTAGCGTATGTAGCATTATCTAAACCAGTCATTGATTCTATTATTCAGGAATATGGATTAAAACCAAGTGCCGCCTCTTACATTAAGAAAATGAAGGCAACCAAACGTCGTACCGATTATTATACGTATAATCCAGAATTTACAGAGTTAGAAAATTTAGACGCAAAGGCAAGAGCAAGAGTTGCAGAAATTTTAAAATATGGTACTGCAAAAGAAAAGAAACTAATCCTATAGGCAGAACCTACGGTTCCGCACCTCCCTTGAACCTTCCAGGTTCATCGGATAATAACGGGTTGTATGGCGGAGACCTTTCAGATTCGCCGATAGGGGTAAAACCCTATAACCCCAATATAACGGGTCGTAGGGCCATGCCCCTACAAAGATCCGTTGCAGGAGGTGCGGAACCTGGGTTCTGCTAAAATTGAAATGTGTTTTGTTTCTATCTTTTCATAAAAATGACGCACTTTGATTTCCGCTCACCCGACTACTTCGTGGAGAAGACGCCGACTGGCATTCGGATCAATCACGTTGACTATGCTCTGGATGGAGACAAAGTGATGGATGCCGACCTCTACATTTACACGGTGGATCTTGATGCCAACAAGATTTCGCGCGGACCAGACTACTGGGTATGGGAGACGGGCATACCAGAGTTTGAAGAATGGTCGCAGCGACTCAACAAGTCACCTGATCAATGGGAGATTGATGAAACACCGCAGTATTTGCGGTTGGAAGGCAAAACGTACAAGATCAACAACGCAGACAGGTCATGGCCACTACCGGAACTATATTACCAATTTGAACTGATAGGACACATTACGACGGAGACGGACGAGACGGGAGCGACGGAGCGGAAGATACAGTGGCTGTAAAAATAAAAAGAGGGTGAAAACCCTATTTTTGTAGGGACAAGCCCCTACGACCCCATAACGGTTGTAGGGCTATGCCCTACCTTACAGCTTCACCGATAGGGGTTTACCCCTAACCCCAATTATATCGGGGTCGTAGGAGGTAAGTCCCTACTTGTGAAAAATACTTTTCTTTTTTACCATCGTTGTTACTTTCTTGGCAGTATACAACAATGCATCATGTATACTTTGCGGTGGTTCTTCTCTCTCTGGTTCCTCTATTCGCTTTAAATGAGACATACATTCTGAAATGTACGTATCAAATGCTATTTGTATAGAACCCGTAAATGGTTCCTCCAACATTTGTTTTGTTAATTCCATTATCTTTTCTTTGTACAATGGATCCAATGGAAGTCGTTTCTCTCCTACATGAATCCTTTTTTGTATTAAAAAACGTATCGTTGCATCATCCATATTGATTCTTTTTAAAAACGCATGGTAATATAATCGCAAAGCAGAACCTTTGTAGGGGTACACCCCTACGACCCCATTTATAGGTTACACCTTATGACCCATTACCCGGTGAAGCTGGAAGCTTCAAGGGAGGTACGGAACCGTAGGTTCTGTAAAAAATGGGTTTTCACCCTTTTTATTTTTAGTGCGTAAGGCATTGGCGACAGCTGCGGCATACGAACTTGTCGCACCCAATATGTATGCACTTGCGCTTTGTCTTACTGCGAGTCCCGCACAAACCCGTTTCCCGTCGGCCACTCTGACAGTAGGCGTTTGCTGGGCGCACAGCTTGGGTTGCCGCGACTGTCGCAACTGGCTCTGGAATATAGTTTTCAAAATAAGGCGCCAGTTGTGGGTAAATACGAATGTACAGCTGTTGTGTGACAATGGATAGGTTACGAATCCTGTCGGCAATCGTTGCCCAGTCCTGTGGTGGCCTAGCTGGCCTTGGTGCTGGCCTTGGAGCTGGCGCATATATCTTGGATAATTCGTACTCGTAAGAGAAGGTAGATCGTTTTCCTGGTACTTTCTCCGGTACTCGGCACATAGGACACTTGAGGATACGACCTTTGCTGGTCGCTGGTTCTTTCATACGCATCGTTACTTCACACGTATCGCATACCGTGTGCTCTACGGTAGAACCGCAGTTGATCACGTAAGTAGGCGCGTTGGTGTAACAGATAGGACACTCCATAGCATTATACAATTAAAACCGTAATTCGCGTTTCAATTTTTGCAGAACCCAGGTTCCGCACCTCCTACAACGGATCTTTGAAGCTTCCAGCTTCACCGGGTAAAGTGTAGGGCTCTGTCCTACCTTCCATCTTCACTAATAGAGGTACTATAACCCCATAACGGGGTCGTAGGGGTGTACCCCTACAAGGGAGGTACGGAACCGTAGGTTCTGTTCCAGACGTTGCTATTTTTTGCTAAGCCAGTCATTTGAACACCATTGTTGGTACATCCAACGCAATAGATTTGTTGATTCATGCATCCCGATTGTATCCCCTGTTTCAATGCAAATGAAGCATATCGTGCCATGGGTGTAGGTGTGTTACATACCGGTTTGTCAGGATTTGCCGCTACATATTGCTTGTAGAGCAAACGATTCTTTTTATAAGCCGTGTAGTTGCCACCGTACGTAAAGACGGCATTATAATTACTCGTCACAGGGACATATTTATCGGAACATGTCATACTATACATAAATACTTTTTTTGTACCATAAATCACTGTAGTGGGTTTGTACTTTGAGTTGTTCTTCTCTATATCCTCTATAATTTCTTAAAATGAGAGCTTTCTCATACATAATATGATCATTATAATGTACTGGGTAAACCATATCAATATTGATTGGAAAATGGGCAGAGAGCTGCCCCAACATTTCTGGACCCGTAGGCGACAATATCCATTTTCCATAATATTTTTGTCTCACATTCTGTACAATTTTATGTATACCCGCTCTCAAAAAAGGACTCCCTGCCTTGGATACCATAAAGGCATTATAGACGTGAACGGAATCTTTCGGTCTATCCAACACATAGTGTTCCTTATCTGCCACATCCATTAATTTGAATCCACCTATACATTGTAGTTTGATATCCATATAAATACCGCCGTTTACGTAAAGTACACATAACCGCCATAAATCTGCTTTATAAGCACCTGGTATTAATCCATGATAGGCTTGAAGAACGTCCGCTGAAAAATTCTTTTGAATAAAATCAATACAAGCGGCATCATCGTAAAAATGAAACTGAAATTCTGGATTCGCCCTACATAATTCTATATAATTTTGTTTCATCAAAGGCGGCATGTCTGACGTTTTCCAAGTCATGTACACATGAAGTGGAATCACAGGTGTAATCTTTTTTTGTTTTCGCATCGGTATGATTAAATTCGTTTTCATTTACAGTAGCCTTATATTTTACCCGTAGAGCCAAAGCCATTCTCGCCACGTTGCGTAAACGTTAATGAATCGGTAAGAACCACGTGAAATGGATCTAGCGTAGGTGAACAAAGTTGGACTAGCCGCTGTCCTGCCTCAATCTGTCCCGCTTTACAGTCAAAGTAGGCGCCGATATTACCACGGTAGCCGCGATCAATAATACCGACACTGTTTGCTAGACGAAAAGATGTCTTGGATATACTGGATCTCGGATAAAGGTAGTAGGCGGAAGGGGTATACTTTTCCATCTCTAGATTGTTTAAATCAATAGGGGACTCGCTCTTGTACATTGCGGCCTTTACTTTGAAATCCACAAACAATGTGCCAGCATCCACAGATAGGGTGGATGGACAGGCTAGATCAAAACCAGAATCTGCGTAAGGATCCGATTGCTTGGCATTATGTTGATTGACACGAGATTCGTAGTCTTCTGCGTCTACAAACAGAACGTAGTACATGAGTGACATAGGATAGTTTTATTTAACTTCTTTCTATATAGTAATGTACAAGTACAAATCCACCTTAGAAAAGATTCGTGAAGTATTACTTCCGTATTCCTTGGAAGCAAAATGTGACCTTGCCACCTGTATGTTAACCGAACTAGTTCCCCATATTGAAATCATTGTAGGTCGTGTCTATCACCATAACCATGTCTTTGCCTACGATTCCAAAGAAAAATATTATATTGACATTACTTCTGAAAAGTTCGGGTTTCCTCCATGTCTTTGCTCTCAAGATAAAAAAGACTTTGAAACACTTGGTTACGTTATTCCTTCCGATTTTCATACGTGGAATGGTGTGATTCATATGTTTGAACAGTTAAAGCAGGGTCCCGTAATCATTGATAATGGCAATGAAATAACTTTGGATCAACTTCTTGCCAAAATCAAGAAGAAACGATGGTCCTTTTTCAATGGTACTCGGAAGAAACGGTAACTGACTCCCAATTCGGATGAATCCCAAAATGAGGTAGCCCCGTCGGTCTACAAATGAGAAACCTTGCATCTCCCCGAAAACTAAACTGCGGCGTCGCCCACCGATCGCCTCTCCATGGCAAGTACGTAATACCAATGGGTCCTTCTTCGCGACCCACAAGCGTCTCTATACGTACACCCAACTCATGTCCTTCGTACTTGATAAAGTCACCTTTTTTTAGAACGATGGTTGACCCATCCGCTTTGGTCAGAAGAATCTCCGTTCGCGCTGCGTTGTTCCACGTAGAGGTCATTTTACTACCTATCATTTACACGCCAATTCAATTTTAAATTGAAATCAAAACACCATAACTACGAGTATCATGTTGTCTGTAAAGGATACCATCGTACTGGAATGGAAAACCGTTTCCCTACCCATTCATCGTGAAGAAGAGTTGGAATTTGCCCTTCATCACGTTTCCTACTACGATAGTCCCTTTTCCTCTTCCTATGAAGAACGTAAAGCCTACTATGGCGAAGATTGGTACCAGTATACCGGAGAAACCCTAGAAACCCTATGTTTGCTGCCCGATGCCTTTACTCCAGAACAAAAGGCCGACCTTTTACGCGAGTATCGCGACATGAT